CGGAAGCAAATGGCGCGGCGCATAAGGTCATGCCCTCGGTCGCCGCACGGGACTTGCGCCCCGTAAATCACATGAAAGGAGATTCATCAAAAAAGAGCAAGTCAGTGCTGTCCTACTGTCCCCAGTTTAAATTATAACACGTCAAAATCGGAAAAATCGGAAAGCTGAAAAATTTTCTTGATTTTTTTTCGTACAGTGCCCTCGTCGCGATACCCCAGCCGCATTGCTATCCAGAGGTTCGACCGCCCGTGAAAGAATTTTTCGCGGAGCATGAAGCGCGTGCGCTCGTCGGGGAAGCTTGCGACGAACCGCTCGGCGTCGGCTGTGCGTTCCCTCAGAGCCGCCTGCTCGGCGAGCAATGCCCTTACCCTATCGTCGGGCGGAAGACCGCACATCGTGGCGCTGTGCTTGCTGTACGGCGGCGTGGCGGCTGACTGTACGCATATGCGCGATTCGAGCTTCGCAAGCTCCGTTTCTATCTCCTCCAGCCGTGAACGCGCCGCGCGGTAGTCCTGCATTTGTGAGCGGGTCATTCATATCAGCCTCCTTTGCTTCTCGGTTTGAAATCCGTCTTGACTTTCACGCGCGCTTCGAGGTCTATGCCGAACCGCTCGCGCACCCACGCTATCTGCTCATCGGGCGTGTACGAGGCGGCGAACCCGACCCCGTCCATGTCGCGGAACGTGCCTTCCATCTCGCTCATAAAACGCTCTACGCGCTTGCGACCCCAGCCCTCGCAGTCGGCAAGAGTGCGTATCACCGCCGCCATGAGCTGCACTATGCACTCGCGCTGGGCGTTGCCGACTATCTCGTGCGACTTCGCGACTAGCGCCTGCTCGGCGATGGATTCGACCTCGTTTCGCGAGAGCAGCACGCGGGCGGACTTAGTGGGCAGGGCTTTCATTTTCCTTCACCGTCCATTCTAGCTCCGCAATTCGGGCAGAACTGCGATTTTCTGTTATTCCACATATCACAACAGGAAGATACAACACCCTCTTTAATTGTCGTGCCACTTCTATATTTGTTCTGCCAGTATCCGTGCTTTACCTCCTGCACGTCTGCGGTAGGTTCATCGTCAATCAGTTTGCACAGGTTATAATAAAGTTCCTCTATGGTCATATCCCAATCAAATATGCTGTCTGTTTCCGAATCAATAGAACACTTTAATTTTTCTGCGTCAATATGTCTTGCCATTATTCCTCGTCCTCCTTTGCTCGTTCAATATCTTCCGCCGACGTATTCGCCGCACATAGTGCCCAAGCTGCCCCGGCTATTACAGCGGCGATCACGGTAAATATTATCGCAGTCATTCTCACTCATCGTCCTCCTCAAATCCCAGCTCGTTCGGGTCGAAATTGTCCGCCAGCTCCTGCCACTTGTCAAGATCATACGACCTCTCAGATGTGCTCTCCGTGCCCCTTCCGTCGCGCAGTATCCATTCGGCTATCGTGTCGTAGCAACTGTGACAGCTCTTCCCGCTCTTGTAACACCATTCATCAAGTTTTGATATGTATTTTTTGACGACAAACTCAGAAGACATCGCTTTCAGCCTGCTGTACTCCTCGCCGCTCAGCTTCACTTTTTCATGCGCGCCGTATCTTCTCTTGTCTTCTATAATATCATCTTTTCTTCTCTTATCTTCTCTTGTCTTCTCTGTGGGATTTTTGCTGACATTATTGCGCTTTTCTGCACGCATATTGCCTGCATTATCCGCTTTACTGCCAGCACTTTCAGATTTTTGGGTATAGCTGACCAAGAGGTACTCGGTGCGAGAATTTTTTCTGCGCCCCGTGATGGAAAAGTAACGCTTCTGTATGCCCGCCGATGTGAGCACCGAATGTTCCTCATACATCTTTCTGTCGAAAATACCTCTCCGTACAGCTGCTGAAATTATCTCAGACACAACGCCGGCACCCACACCGTTTCGCTTGGCAAACACCAGCGCCACGTCATCGTTCCATTCACAGTAATAACCTTCCCCTCCATATATCTTCATGAAGAGCTTGACGATCACTGCAAACCCTGTTATCCCAAATTCTGATTCGATAAGCTCAAACTTATCGTCAAGCTGGCAGTTGAGCATGAACCAGTCAAGGTTCTTCTTCTCCTGCCTTGCCATCTTACACCTCTTTTATCCTTATGCCGTACAGATAAAGCATCAGCTTTCGCTTTATTATATACTCCTTTGTACGGCAGCCTTTCGCGTCCTCTACCGTCTTTTTGCCGTCCTTAGTTACATACACAAAATCGGCTATGTACGAGCACTCGCGCTCGATACATTTTCCGTCAGCCCGCTGCGAGGGTATCAGCACTATTTTCTTCTGCCGCTCCAGCCCGCTGATCTCGCCCGCTCTCTGCATAAGTTTCAACTCGCACCATCTGCGGTACTCCTTTTGGCTGTCGAACCTGCCGTCGGGCGTGTCTACCTTGCGCGAGTTGTACTTTCCGTACCTGTTCAAAACGCCACACCTTCTCCCAGATCGGGCGTATACCCGTCGTAATATTCGTCTGCCGCATACGCCGCCTGCCCTATCTCAGCTTCCTGCCTTTTCGGCTCTCCCGTGAACGAGGCTTCGTCCACATACACCTCTGTAACGTAATGCTTTGCACCGTTCTTGTCATCGTAGGTGCGGGTGCGCAGGTTTCCAACTACGGCTATCATTCTGCCTTTGCCGAAATAGCGGCTTATGAACTCAGCCGTGCCGCGCCATGCCACACAATTTATGAAATCTGCCTGCCGCTCTTCGCCCTGCCGCACAAAACTGCGGTCAGCCGCGATAGTGAATGTCAGCACCGAAACGCCGTTCGGAGTAATCTTTAGTTCCGGTTCGCGTGTCAGCCTGCCCATCAAGATAACTTTGTTTATCATATACTGCTCCTTTCGCAAATTATCACTTCCGCCGATACCGCTCGGCTTATCTCACGCCTAAAATACTCTTCATCGCTGTTATCGTCCGAAAGGTGCATAGCGTACACCTTTTTCAGCCGCGGCGTATCGTAAGCCCTGAGCAGCTGCAAAAAATGCTCCAAGCTCATATGGCTGGTCATAAGCCTTTCCCGACGGGCGGCGCTCATATCTGCCGAAAGCGTTTTCATGCTGTAATTGACTTCGCCCATTATCACGTCGACCCCGCTGAAAACGTACTCGACGTAGTAAGTATCGGTAAAGAAAAGCGTTCGCTCTCCGCTTGTCGTATCAGTTATCACAAAGCCCAGCGGGTCTGGGGCGTCGTGCTGAACGTCGAAAGGGTAAACGCTTATCCCGCCTATCATAAAAGGCTCGTGCGCCTTTACCGCCCTGCACCTGTGTCCGCTCAGCCCCAGAGCCTCAAACGTAGCCGCGCTGCTGTACACACTGATACCACGCCGCACAAGCTCGCGCGCCGCCGCTGAATGATCGCTGTGGCAATGGCTGAGCAGCACGCCCTCAATATCCGTCAGCGAAAAATCCAGCGCCCTGAGCAGTTTGCGGTAAGGTATGCCGCATTCTATCAGCAGGCTTCCTCCGCCGCAGCTAAGTCGGTAGGCGTTGCCGCCCGAGCTGCTCGCGATAACATCTATCTTCGTTTTCATCAGAAATCGGGCTGCGGAGCTGCTTCGGCGGGAGACTCATTCGCGGCAGGCGGCGCGGCGTCGATGTCTATCACCTTGCTGTTGGCGTTTGCCTGCACCGTTTCTTCCGCGCGTTTTGCGGCCGCGGCAGCTCTGGGCTCGGCTTCTTCTGTCATAACGCCCTGCATTTCGACGCTCATTATGCCGTATTTTGAGATAAGGCGGCGTATGCAGGTCTTTAAAGCCATTTTGTCGAAATCTGTACGCCAAGGGCTGTACTTGCTCTTGGCTGAGGGCGAGTAATCGTCACGCCACTTTTCCGCTTCGGCGCGGTTCATGTATATCATCTTTTCAAAGCCGTTTATCAGTTTGAAGTACGCGAAATAGCCTACTACCTCGTCACCGGTACGTTCACCGCTGAGATCTACCATGCCCGAGAGCTTGTCTGCACCGCGTATCTCGCCCTCGTACACTACGTCGGCGTTTATCGTGCGGTACTGTCCTGTACGCTGAGCAAGCTGTATCAGCCCCTTGTACCCCAGCGTGAACGTCGGCACATTGTTGTACGGCACGACGTATGCGAAGCCGAGCGATTTTGAGATAGGCAGGTCAAGTGTAGCCGCCTTTACGCACTCCAGCGCCACCGCCATAGGATCGCATTTCTGGAGATACGCGTCGCCCGAATAGAGGTCGAGCATTGAGGTCTGAAACTGAGTCCAGTTGTTTTTCAGGCTGTTTTTCAGCCGCGCCTTTATCTCGTGCGAATTGAGGCATTCTTTAAAGCGCTCTACCGGAGCGGGCGCGTACTGCAAATTCGTTCTTTCGTTCATCTTTTATTCCTCCGTTTCAAATCTGAGAGTCTTATCATTTTCCGATACCACCAGCCGTATCACCTGCATACCCTCAGCTTCGAGCTTCGTCACGCTTTCGGCGTTGTCAACGAAAACGGGTAGCTCCAGCCCAAGTGCTTTCGAGAATGTGCGGATAATATCCAGCCCTCCGTTTATGCGGGCGGCGTTATTGGCGGTGCTGTAAGGTATATAGCCGTTCGCGGTGGGTGCGAGAGCCTCGCATATGTCCTCTATGCCGCCGTTGACCTGTCGACGGAAGAGCTTAAAGCGCACCTTTTCAAACTTTGCGTTTATCTTCTCAGTAAGCATATCAGCTTTTGCGCGGGAAAACTGTTCACAAAGATACAGCCCCTGCTGCGCCTTTTCGCTTTCTTCCTCAGCCTGCTTCTGCTCGGCTTCCAGCTCAGCCAGTCTGTCTTTAAGTCTGCGGCAGTTTTCAAGAGCGGCAAGCTTCGCCGCGAGCCTGCCTGCTTCCTCGTCTATCTCAGCTATACGTCTGCGCAGCTCTTCTCTGCCATTCTCTCCGCCGTTTTCGATTATCTTTATCTGCGCCCGCATACCCTCTATCAGATTATTCACCGCCATATATTCGGGCGTTTGCTCTAAGGGGTCTGCCACTATCAGCTCTTTTTCGGCTTCGGCAGCGCTGCGCTCGGTATCCTCAAGGCTTTTTTGCAGGGAAGATATTTTCTCCTCAGCCTTTTCAGCGGCGGACTGTGCTTCGGCTATCATCGGCTTTGAGCAGGCAGCTTTGCCGCGGGCGTTCAGCTCTTCCAGCCGCCGCCTGCGCTGTGTTTCAAAGCCAGTCTTTGCTTCCGCTATACGTTCGGGAGGAATATCCTGACCGCAGCAGGGGCACACGGTATCGCCCGACCACTTTTCCGCCGAAACTGCGGCGTACTCCGCAAGCAGTTCATCACGCATATGCGCAAGTTTTTCAGCTTCTGCCGTATGCTGTATCTTCTCAGCCTTTGCGACGCTGAGAGCGTTTGTAATGCGGTATTTTTCGTCAGTAAGCTTTGAGATACGCGCCATTACCGCGTCGTTCGCCCTGCGGTTCTCTTCGGCGCGGGCGGCTTTCATCTCGGCGAGGATACGGCTTTTATCAGCAATATCTTCACGCAGAGCGGCGGTCTTTTCGGCAGATGAAGCATTTAGCTTTCTGCTAAGCTCAGCACGTTCGGCATTAAGTTTCGCCGCAGCGGCAGTCACTTCACCCGCGGTGACATCAGTTTGCTCTGCCGAGATCTGACGGCTTACTTCGTCTATCCTGCCGGGTAGCTCTTTAAGCACGTCATTGGCGGCGGTACGGCGGCTGCGGCATATCTTCTGAAATTCTTCGATACTGTACCACATCTGCGCAGTACCGGGTTTGAGCAAAAGGTGCATGAGCGGTTTGAGTTCTTCGCTACTGCCGATAACGTCGAAATCGCCAACGCCGCCAGCTAACTGCATGAGCATTGGTCGGCGCTTTTTGACATCGAGCACCGAAGCGAAATATTCGGGCACGGTAAGTATCATGAACTCCTGCGGGTCGGCTATCGAAGATATATACTCGGAAAATTCCTTCTCCTGCTTAGGCACATCGTCGATGAAATAGCTTGTCTTATTGCCCGAGAACACCGCCTGCGAGCTGCCGCGTTTCTTTTTCCAGTCCTCGCGCAGCGTTTTCCTGAGTGAAATGTGCGTGCCGTTTATATCGTAAACAGCCTGCACGGTGCAGTCGATACCGTGTATCTCCTCGCCGTTGGTATCGCGCATTTTAGGGCAAAAGCGCGGTGTGAAGCTGCTGTCCTTATCGAAAAGCAGCCATGTCTGCGCGTCGGCGATAGTAGTTTTGCCCGTGCCATTTTCGCCGTAGACCGACATCGAACCGCCGTTCGGCGCAAATTCGAGCGACTTCACGCCCTCAAAATTTTCAAGCTTCATGCTAATGAGTTTCATCTTTCGTCCTCCTCCGTCGCCCGCACTTGACAAGCGCGGCAGTTTGTGGTATAATTATCGTTAGTGATAACGGCTTCTGTGTTATCGTTTGCGCTCGTCTCTGTTGCCGCAGGGGCGGGCGTTTTTGTTGTGTTTTCGTTGTTCATGCTCTTATCCTCCTGTGTTTTCGTCTGCTCTGCGCGCCACTCGCGGCGGAGCTTGTATATGTAGCTGACATCGCGGCTGAATTTCGCCGCTATCTCCGCGACCCTTGTGCCGCGCTCGAACTCGGTCTGTATATGCTCGCGCTGTTCCTGCGTCAGCCCGCGCTGCTTCATCGGTACGCGCTGCTTCATCGGCACGCCGAGCACTCTCTGATTTTCCATGTAATTTCGTATCTCCTTTCGTTTCGGGTTCTCCTGCTGACCCTGCTTGACGGTGTATGTCGGGGTCAGCCCCGCCGTCAGCAGGTAGTCCTCTATTTCGTCTGCCGAGAGGTCTACCGCCTCTGCTATCTGCCGCAGCGATTTGCCTTCGGCATTCAGCAGGCGTATTTTCAGCGCTGTTTTAGTCCGCATTTTCCTCTTCCTCGCTCCTAGTTACGTCCGCCATGATCGTTATAGCTTCGAGTCCCCCTATTAAACGGGCGTACTGCGCGTGCTGGTCTTCGTCCATGCCCTTTTCCAAGGGCTTCCGCCAGCGCACGCATAGCCGTGCAGTACAGCCAAAGGTCACACGGGTTTAGATTTAAGCCGCTAAGTACCTCTTCTTCGCACTTTTCGACAGCGCGTATTATCAGCGGCATAAGTCTGCCGCCGGACGGTTTATTAAACTGACGTGCTATATCTGCGGTCTTGCTCTCAGCACCGCTTCCGCTTACTTTAAATTCCATTTTGACAACCTCCTTAAAATCAAAAACCAAACATCGCCCAGCGGCTGAACATTGCCGCCGCGTAGATCACGAATGCCACGCCCGCGCCGCCCAAAAACACCGCAAGACCGATGAACAGCGTGTCCATCTGCTTGACTTTGCGGTCGTTGCGCAGGCGGTCTATGTGGCGCTTGTACACTTCGTCCTTGCGGGCGCTTTCAGCTCGCAGGTTTGCCATTTCGGCTAGGTCGCGTTGGGTCATTGCTGAGCACCTCCCAGCAGTTTTTCCAGCGAACGCAGCTTTTTCAGCCGCCGCTCGTAATCGTCGATGTCGATACCCCACGCTTCGTAAGCTATCTTCGTGTTGACGGCATACGGCAGCCACGACTTTACGCCGCGCTTTGCCATCTCGGTCTTTGCCATCTTCTTTATCTTTATCGTCTGGCTTTCGCCCGTGCCGAACAGCTCGGCGACGTCGGCGTTCGTCAGTTCGCTCTTAGTGTAGTACAGCCTTACAGCCGTTTCAACGTCCGGTGTTCTCATGTGTCATGCCTCCTTCACCGACATTATGTATTCTCCCGCGCGCTTCTCGTCGCGCGCTGTGCGTATCGCGGTTATCACCGACTCGGCTTTCACCGACACTATGCGGGGTTCGCCGTAGTCGGTCGTGAACTCTATTAGGTAGGTTTTCTTCATGTTCATTCACTCCTTTTTTTGCTTACTCTCAGCCATTTTCTGAACCTTGAACTCGTTGTATTTCTGTCGATACATATAGCTCTTGCCGAAGATATTCCACGCCGCTTTGACTACGTTCGGCTCGTATGGGCGTATCTTTTCCAAATCATCAACAGCCTTGTACGAGATCGGACAGCGTGATCTCGGGGTGTGCGTCCGACCACTCCTGCACAAGTCTGATGTGTTCGGTAGTGATGGCGAACCTCGCGCAAGGCAAATCGCACAGCGAGCAGTCATCACAACAATCGAATGTTTTACACATACGGTTAAATTCGTGCGTGTAGTCAAGTGTGTTGTTACAGTTGTATTTTTTCATTGTGGTTTACCTCCTGTTAGAGTTTTGCGTAACCGTTAGTGAATATTTCGCCTGCTATCTGCCTGTGTATGGCTCGTCTTATCTCGCCGCAGAGCATATTGGGAAGCGACTGCATATCGCTTATGGTAAGCTTTCTCTCTGCGCAGAGGTCAAGTATTTCGTTGCAGGCGAGGAGTATACGCTCCGTACTCTCGGGCGTTATGTCTGAAAGTTCGGGGGATACGGCTACTATTTTTGATTTCTTCATAGTTTTACCTTCTCAAATTTGATAGCCATATTTAGTATTTTGTATTGACATTTAACACAACATATGGTATAATATAAGCATACCACTAGAAAAGGAGGTGGTATGTAATGAATACTCGTCAGACGAGTAAGTCTGTTGCAAGCAAGGCTTCTAAAATACTTTCAAGCTCAAAATCAACAAAAGCTCAGAAAAGTGTTGCAGCCAGCGCTCTTGCTCAGACAAAGACAGGCAAGAAAAGCAAATAAGCCTGTCTGAAAATTTTGGAGAGGGTGGAGCATTTGCGGTGCTTCACCTTCTATCTTTTGAAAAGCTCTTCGATAGGTATATCTGGAAAAAACTTTTCATGAATGATCATAGCCTGCTCGAGCGTGAAATTAGCGTTTCGTTTACCATGAAGTTTTACAGAAAGCGAACATTTAGATATACCAAGCGCTTTCTGCACCGCCTTATGTTTGATCTCACGCTTGCCTATTTCGCAAAGCAGGCGGGTGTACGGTCTTTCGATGGTTCTCACCTCCTGATCTCCCCTCACACCTTTGGATAAGGGGCTGGGGCTAGTTGACGTTCTTGTCAACCTTATCGGCAAAAAAAACAAGCTTTCTTTCTTCTGCGGACAAACGCAGGATACCGCAGAGTTTGCTGACCTCTGACGTTTTAAACTCTCTTTTTCCCTGCATTTTGTTATAGAGCGTCTGTCGAGATACCCCTAACTTTTCCGCGATAGCCGTAATAGGTATACGACTGATACTTATTCTATCATTTAGGTATTCTAGGTTCATCATATTCACCTCCCGTCTGTGTTTGAGTTGACGTTTGTGTCACCATCTATATTATAACTCGGGTTTACGAATTTGTCAACTTGTAATTTTCAACAAAAATCACCCTCCAAAGTTGTCTAAAACGTCAACTTTATTTACAACATTGCAAAAACAAGTTGACACGTTTGTAAATTTGTGATACAATGATTTCAGGAGGTTGATAAGTATGACAATCGGCGATAGAGTACGAGCATTACGCATTTCTAAAGGGTGGACACAATCTGAATTAGCTGAGAAAATGGGTTACAAAAGTAAATCGTCAATCGCACATATTGAAAACGGCAGAGATATACCACGTTCTATGGTCGTTACATTAGCTGATATTCTTGATACCTCGCCATCATATTTAATGGGCTGGGAAGATGAGGCTGAATCGCTAAACGGAGAACCGAATCCGCTTGACGAACAAACCATCTTCGACAAATTCGACAACATCAAACCGCTTGCGCTCAAAAAGTTCCCCATGCTGGGCGAGATAGCCTGCGGCGAGCCGATATACGCAGACGAGGACAAGGAAACTTACGTCATGGCTGACAGCGACATCAAGGCGGACTTCTGCTTAAAAGCTAAAGGCGAGAGCATGATAAACGCGCGCATTTACGACGGCGACCTTGTGTTCATTAAGAAAATGCCGATGGTCGAGAACGGCGACATCGCCGCCGTCATAATCGAGGACGAAGCCACCCTCAAACGCGTTTACTACTACCCCGACCAGAACAAGCTTATACTCAACCCCGAGAACTCAGCGTTCGACCCGCTGGTATACATAGGCGAGGAGCTGAACCACATACACATTCTCGGCAAGGCTGTGTTCTTTATGAGCGCGCTGTGAGAAAATATAACCATGTAAAATATACTAATTATTTATATATTTTCTTGACAAATTGTGCGAAATGATGTATAATATTGTATATTTATAAAGGAGGTCTTTCACTATGGCGAAAGCAAAAAACAAAGTCATTGCAGGTGACTATGAGGGCAGCCCTGTTATTCTTTTTTTTGGCGGCTCAACTGGCATAAAGTTCAACAAAGAGCAGATAATGCTTAATTCAAAGAACGTCGAAAAATACGAAGTTATTACCGATGAGCAGCGCAAGTCTGCCGCTTCCGGAGTTGCTCGGGGTATCGTCGGCGGAGCTTTGCTCGGGCCTGTTGGTCTGCTCGCAGGTGGGTTGTCGGCAAAGTCAAAAGGAATATATCAAGTTGCAGTACAGTTTAACGAAGGTAAAAGGTCTTTGCTTGAAATTGATGAAAAGATTTATAAAGCGTTGGTTAAAAACTGCTTCTAAAAGATAAGGGGAGGCACACAGCATGGACGGAATGGTGATAGGCATATGCCTGATAGTTATACTGCTTATCCTTGTTCTTATGATAGTCAAGATAGAACAGCATATGGAGAGCGTGGACAAGCAGCTCAAAGCGCTCAGCGAACATATTCTACGCAAGGACGACTAAAACGACCACAAAGGCGAATAAATGAAAATTCCCCTCCTGCGCTATGCAAGAGGGGAAAATAGTAAAAAGCCCCCTACCGACTGCCATCGGTAAGGAGCAAGCACACAAAACCCAGTAACCACAAAGGGCTTTTTCTGCCCTTTTATTATAGCACACTTCGCACGAAGTGTCAAGGAATAGGAGGAAAAAATCATGCCGATCTACAAAATGACTGACGAAAAAGGCAAGAACATTAGGAAGGACGGTCTGCAAAAGTACCGCGTGCGCGTGAACTACACCGACGCGCTCGGCAAGCCCCGACAGATCACACGCGTGGCTTACGGCTCTGACGCGGCTAAGGCGCTGGAAATGCAGTTGACTGCGCAGGTAAACAGCCGCGAACTTGCACCGAAAATGACGGTAAAGCAACTGTTTGACGAATACCTCGCCGCAAAGCGCAGCGAGGTCCGCGAAACATCGCTCGACAAAACGACCAGAATACTGAAAAAGAACGTGCTGCCGAAATTTGAAAGCACGAAACTCGACAGCCTTTCCGTACCGATGGTGCAGAACTGGAAGCAGGAGATCTCGGCGCAGGGGCTTTCGTTCACGACCCGCAAGAATATCTACGGTGAATTTCGTGCGATGATAAACTACGCCGTCAAAATGGAATACATACCAAAGAACCCTGTAACGATAGCGGGCAACTTCAAAGCGCCGCTTGAGCCGGAAAAGGAAATGCTTTTCTACACGCCCGAAGAGTTCAAGCGGTTCATCGCGGCGGCGCGCAAGTGTGCGGAGCAGGCGGAAGCGGAAGGCTCGGTGTTCGAGTGGAACTATTATGTATTTTTCAACATTGCATTTTACATGGGCATGAGAAAAGGCGAGATAAACGCGCTGCAATGGTCTGACATAAAAGGCGGCTATTTAAGCATAACGAAGAGCGTAGCGCAGAAGCTCAGCGGCGGCGACAGGTTCACGCCGCCCAAGAACAAATCCTCGATACGCACGATACAGATACCGCGCAGGCTGCAAGCTATACTCGAAGAGCACCGCAAGCGGTCTGAAAGCGCGCCGGAGTGCTTCACGGAAGCGGCGTACATCTGCGGCGGCGAGCGCCCCATACGCGACACGTCCATCGAGAAGAAAAACAAGCATTACGCCGAGCTGGCAGGCGTGAAGAAAATACGCATACACGACTTTCGGCACAGCCACGCTTCGCTGCTGGCGAACGAGGGAATAAACATACAAGAGATTGCGCGGCGGCTGGGGCACTCGAACATCTCAATGACGTGGAACACCTATTCGCACCTTTATCCGCGAGAAGAAGAGCGTGCCGTGAGGGTGCTCGACAACATAGAGTAAATCGTGTAAAATTCGTGTACAAAAATAAAACCCACTGCATTTACAGTGGGTTTTTTAGGGTTGGCGGAGAAGGAGGGAGTAAAAATAGCCCCATTCTCCCCTTTTTGACCGCTTTTCTAGCACTCGAAAAACCCAGCAAAAACAACGGTTTCCGCACTTTTCACCGTGTGCGGCTTTACATACATAATTTTACAAATTGGTTTTATCGTGTACAAATCGTACATGGTTTCAGATTTCATAATAGGCATTTAGGAACTCCCATTGCTCAGCTTCTGACGGAGTATAATCAAGCGAACTGCGAAGAATCGTCCAACTTATCAATGCGCAGACTTCGGCTCTCATAGCGCCCATGTCAACACCTTGTATTTCTGCGGTAACGATAGCAGAATATATGCTTCGAAATGGTTTGCGCGCCGCTTCATCAGCAGGTCGAAAATAGTCCGTCCGCTCACATATATGCCGATACACACGCGCCAACTGTTTGTAATTTACTTCCATAACATCACCGAGATCAGTATATCATTTTTGATGAATTTTGTCAAGGTATGTAAGTCAATAAATAAAAATATAATATTTTTCATTTTTCATTTGGTTTACATCTTGAAATTTCAAGAAAAATGTTGTATAATTTAGTAAATACCATAATAAGAGGTGACAGTTTTGCTTTCCGTTCCTGAAATGTGCGCAACTAAGTCTAGAATGGCATTAGAAAAGCCAAAAATGAATTCAGCCGAACTTGTTGATAAAATGATTGAAAAGGGCATAATCATTGAACCACATACTAAAGAATATGTAGAAAAATACCTTTTGGAAAGTAATAATTTTCTGCGGTTATGTTCGTACAGAAAACTGTATGATAAATATCCGTGCGGGAAAAACCAAGGGAAATATATCCATCTCGACTTCAATCAACTCAGAGCAACAGCCATACTTGATATGAATATAAGAAAACAAATTTTTTCTATGTGCATAGATATAGAACACAGCCTTAAGCTAAGAATATTGAAGGATTTTGAAAAATGTGACAACGACGGATATGAATTGATCCAAGACTTTTTCAAAACAAAATCAGGGGGTAAAGTTGCTCTAGACATTGCCAAAAAGAGAGAGAGTTTATATTTAAACAAACTAGCTAGTAAATACATTTATACTAAAACTGATGACTCGGTTTATTCCGTATCGCTATACAATAATGGAAAGCAGATCGAATACGCTGTAGATGTGCCAATTTGGATAATGCTTGAGATGATAACTTTCGGCGATCTTATCAGCTTCTATAATTTTTTCTATCCTAAAGAGCATACATATGTAGCTAAAACTCCTATTCCAGAGAATATTCTTTTTAATGTAAAAAATATGAGAAACGCGTGTGCTCACAATAATTGTATACTAGCAACTCTTTACAAGAAGACTGAAAGAATTGATCCAAGAATGCGCGCTTTTATCGATAGTCTTGGCACAGATATTGGCAACAGTGGAAAAACCACAAGGCTAAAATGCAGAATTATAAGTGAGATCGTCTGTGTACTCTATTCGTTAAAAGAACTTGCCTCGCAGGATGTTGCAAGCTATGATTTTCAAGAATTTTCCAATGTACTTGAACATTTTGAACAAAATTATATCCATCTATTTGCTGAAAACAGCCTCGTATTTGCAAATTTTATTTTTTTAAAAAAAGTTGTTGACAAATTGGCTTCATCGTGATATAATATATATTGTAATAGAACAAACCTAAATAGGTTTTTGGTGGGACAATGTTATGAACGTTGCCCCGCTTTTTTTATGCAAAAAAACAGCCGACAGAGCACCCCAAGCACCCTGTCGGCTGTCCGTTTAACAAGCGTCCGGATTTCAACCGGAGCTACGGCTATCACCGTGTACTCACCCTATACTACTACTTGTTATACCTATTATACCATTCATTTTTTACTTTGTCAATCATTTTCTTTTCTTCTACTGTAAGACCCGTTGTGCCATTTTCATCATGAATATAACCATGATGCGTATGTGGTTTTTTCCCGTTATGTGCATGAGTAAGATCTATTTGACGTTTTCTTTTGTTGGTATTATCATAATACGTTATTGATGAAACTTCGTCTTTAGCATTGATTGTTACATACACCCTGCCTTTGGTCATAGTTTCCATCGGAGTTTTTGCAGATGTACTGTCATTATATCTGACAAACTTAATATTGCCCGACTGATACAGCGTGCTGTACTCCGTTCCATACACCTTGCCTTTATCGCTTATCCCGCTCGATGAACCGCGTCCGCCCATTATATTACTTCTTTCTGAACTTTTCCTGAAACGCGTCTATATGTATAATGTTTCCCCCGCACTCATTCGGCACGCTGCCGTAAAACACTACCGCTGAGGGCTTCAAACGCTTCATCATCTCGTTGTAGCCGCGCAGGAACGCTGCTTTCGCTTCCCTGCTGCGCTGAGTGCCTACCGATGATACAGCTACAGTGCCGCCGATGGGTTCGCCGTCGAAACACCACTCGAAACTCTTCTCGCCGCTCCAGCATATCGTGGGCACTACTTCTATGCCGTTCATCTCCCAGTATGCCGCACACCAGTGCTTGCGGTAATGGTTGTATATCTGCATGGCTTCGGGTATGTCCGCGTAAAGCGAGAAATCGGGCGTGAACACTACCTTGTACTTGCTCAGAAGCGCGAGGTAGTCCGTCGGGTGGTTCCACACGCGCGCAAACTGGTAATCATCTATGAAGAAGTGCACGCCCTTTTTCTCTTTCCCGCTCGCAGTCCGTGCATAATTGAAGCTCACAAGCTCGGGAAATTCGGTTCGAGATGTGCCGTTCAGCACGGGTATGCCGTACCTGCCCGTGCCTGTGAAAAATCCGTGCTGTAAATTTTCGTAACGCTGCTTATGTTCGTACATCTCACTTCACCTTCCCCACCAACTTCTTCATCAGCTTTTTACCCGCGACCCCGTTCTGCTTGTACCCCAGCTTCCCGAGCACCGCATTGGTAGCTTTCTCCGTGCCCCTGCCGAAGCCGCCGTCGTCCGCGAGGTTCTCAGCCACGCCGAGCGCCGCACAACCCAGCCGCAGGAGCTGCTTGTACGCGTACACTCCTATGCCCTTGTCGCCGCGCTTGAACCCCTCGCTGTCCAGCGCTTTCAAGGCTTTCGGAGCGGTGAAGCCGTTCAGACCCGCGGCTTTAATTTGCTTCGGATAGTCAACATAACAGTAGTTGCAATCCACCGCCGAGCCGATGCCCGCGACCGCGCCGCCGTCCGTGTACTGCCACATTCCGACCTCGCCCGACCAGTTGAGCTTGCCGCCGTACTCCGCGAGCCAAAGGGCGTAACGTTTGGCGACCTCGCTCGTCAGCATGGTCTGCGCAGGGCTTCGGCTTATGTAAATGCCCGCGAAATATCCCGCCTTTTCAAGCTCCTCGCAGAACGCCTTGCACATCGCAGAAACGCCCGTCTTGCCGACAAGCGACTTGCCCTCGACGTCGAAATATATCGGGTACTCGAACTGTTTGCCCTTGATGGCGGCGATACAGCATTTCGCTTCAGCGCGCGCCTCGTCGGCGGTGGTCGCATAGCTGAACCAGTACCCGCCGCAGGGTATTCCGTGCTTCTTGCACTCGCTGTAATTGCGCGCGAAAGTCTTGTCTATCTGCCCCGCGTAACGCCCGTAGCCTATCTGCATTATCACGAAATCGACTGCGCTGCGCACTTTCGCGAAGTCGGGCAAGCCTTGGCAGTATGATATGTCAATGCCTTTTTTCATCGCTGTTGTCCTCCTTTAAAACGTCGATAGCCTTTGTGATGACCGCGGGGATAGGCACGCCCATCAGCCCCGCGTTTTCGATGATTGACAGTGTTTCGTTGGCGATGAACGCCACGCACACCGCGTCCTTGATGTACGCCGTACCGAGCGTGAGGTCAAGGCGGCACGCGACCAGCAGTATCAGCAGTATCATGCCCTTGCGGCACAGCCCCTTGAACCCTGCGCGGCTCTCGAGCGCCCCGCTCTCCGACTTGCCCGAGCGCTTGAAAACGCCCGCCACGATAAGCCCCGTAAGGTAGTCGATCGCAATGAAGATGATAAGCGTCGTCATAGCGCTTGTCCAGCCGCCGAACAGCGCCGCGACCGCTCCGCCGAGCGTTCCGACAGCGGCAAGCACCGCCGCTTTTATGTTTGTCATATTGTTCCTCCTATTCCTTCAAAGCGAACACGCCGTTGTAAACGTACTTCGTGCCGGATACGTCAATGGTACCCCAACACAGATTACTATATTGCGTAAACGGTGTTGTCACGACTTTGTCGCAATATGTTTTGACATCCGAAACGATGGGCACGAGTGCCGTCATGGAAGCTGATAATGCACCATTTATACGATGCCGTGCTAAAGGGTCAGAATTGTTGCTGCCCTCAGTTTTAATAGAAGCCAGCGAATTAAAATCAAGAAACTCCGCCCAATTGCTAGGAGAATTTAAATTTGGACTATCAGGCTTTAACACTGCAAAAATCAAATCGCCATTATTATCTTTAGAAATAAAAATAGATGATTGAAAAGCATTCGTTTGATTATTACAAATTGCTATTCCGTTGTCAGTCTTGTACCCATAGCGCCAGCAGCATTTGTTATGAACGTATCGATACCCGCTGTTTATATTAGCACCATTTTTCGCGGTTACTTGAAAAGAACGCTGAGTGTCATAATCGGTTCCCCAATCGAGTTTAAACGCTGTTACATCGCCGACTTTACAGCTTACCTCTTGCCCGCCCGACGGAACATCAATTGTATCAAAATAGTCAACCGCATTAGCCGTCAGCCACGCTGACACCTCAGCGTAGTTCGCTGCGGCGGTCGTACCTGTGAAATATGTTGTTTCTATTGCCATTACTGTTCCTCCTCAATTTTTGTTGCATCGCCTACTGTACCCACTACCCCCTCCGCCACTGCCGAGGCTAGGGCGGGTTTCCCGCTGTCCTGCGGCTCGGGGGTCGGGTCGGGGGCTATGCCGCTGTCTGCCGCTGCCATTATGTTGATGTCGAACCGCGCCGCGGAAATACTGCCGCTGTCCCCGTTTAGCACGATGTCGCCAAACGCGCGCCCTGCCACTGCAAGCATTTCAGTTGTCAGCGTAGCCGTCGCAGCACCGTCAGACAACGCCGCAGCTGCCTTTACCGTCACACCATCGGGACGCAGGATTTTAAGCTCGGCAGACGTGACCGTGCTTAGGTCGGATATTACGCCGCTGCCGTTGGTGAACCGTGCGACTATCTGCCGCGTGCCGCCGTCGCCCTGCTTGGCGTTGATACGCGCTCTGGGGGCGGTGCAGCTTAGGTCTAGCTCCACTACCGTTGATACTGTTATCATCTCATCACTCCTTTGTATTTCGCGACCGCGTCCGAGAGGGTCGCCGCCTTGCTGCCGAACGTCAGCGTACTGTTTGAGGGTCGGTCTAGGTCTATCGTCCTGCCGATGATACGCAGCCGTTCGTCTATGCCCATGATGTCGTTTTTGACTTGGTGCACGCCGTAAAGTTCGTACCCCGCCGATACGTCCAGCGCGCTGACTTTGTACTGCCGCTGACCTATCGCGATGGCGTTCAGCGTGTTCATGCCGCGCCGATAAAGCGTTGTGCTCCCGCGCACGAGGGTGTCGCCGTCGCCGTGTACGTCATATATCGCAACGCCGCTCCGCACGCCGTACTTGGCCGCAAGGTCGGCGCGCTCGATGTAACTCTTTCCGCCGGCCATGCCGCTCGGGATTATCGTCAGCCGCGAACCCGTTGACTGCCTTACTGCGCCCAGCGGGTACAGCCGCGTTATCAGCCCGCTGACGTCCGCCGTGCAGGTTATCTCACGCATATTCCCGCCGCAGTATATCGGCATATCCTTTTCGATTGCGAACTCCTGCGCGTAGTCAAGGCAGCGCGTTTCGCCGACTTTCCGCAAACGTATCTCGCCGCCCAACGTGTCAACAAACAGCGCACGAAGCACGTCGAACGTCACGCCCCAGTCATACGAACTGCCCTCGGGAAAACCCGCCATCTCAACGTTGCCCAGTGCAAATTTTTGCGACGATTGTGCGTTATGCTCCGCGACGATGTCAGACAGCGTGCTACGGTTTATCGTGCCCTGCGACACCTCGCCCTCGGGCTGTACGCTGTCGCAGAGGTAGCCGAGCTCGCCCTCAAATACCGCCGTTTTCGCAAACAGCCCCGCCGTGCTCATGCCGTCCGAAACGCTCAGACAGCGCCCCTCAAAGAGCGTTGCGCCGCGGTCTAGGTCTGTTACTGCCACCGTGCTGACCCCCGCCTCAACGGCGTTGTACGCGGGGTTGTCGGGCAAAATGCGGGACGAAAACGACGGTATCTCGTTGACTGCTTCGGTGATCTTTGCTTGCGATATTTTAGGGTCTGACGGGCGGTAGCTGTGCAGTATCTCCGACTGCGTGCCGTTGGTCAGTGTTACGCGATAGTTCATTACAGCCGCTCCTTTATTGTCGAGTATCTCAGCGTGGCGGGCATGGGGTTGTGCGTAACGTTAAGCCTGTTATTGCCGCTATTGACCGCGAAATGCTCGGTATCGACTGCCGCGCCGTTGACGTACAGCACGGGCGCGCCGTCGCAAACAAGGCTGTACGCGTCCAGCGAAGCCGTCTTGAACTCCGTGCCCGCGCCGACGTGATACGGCACTTTTACAGCGCCCAACGCAGAAGAGCCTACCGCCTTGCTGAGGGTGAGCGTAACGCCGTATGTGCTCGCGGTGCCGTTCGGGTACACAGCCTGCAAATAGATATAGTCGTCGTCCTGTCCGAACACAGTGGAGTATCTGCCGCCGCTCGCCGCCGTAACTATGCCGCCCATCGTGGGGATAGCGTACTGCGTTACATTCCCGCCGAATGGCAGTGTAACGGTCACGCTCAGCCCATCGTCTGAGATGGAAATGTCAGCGTAACTCGCATAGTCGGCGGGCGAGCCCATGTCGTAGTACGTCGCGCCGAAGTCGTTAACATCGAGAAGCATAAGTCTGTTGCCCGTAAACGTCGCGATGTCGAACGCTGCGCCCTCGCTTATCATGTACGGGTCGGCGGCGAACGCCGCGGTAAGCTGCACCACGCGCCGCGCTTGGTCTATGTACTCGTAACTGATGTCGGTACAGCGGCAGTTCGTCAGCTTCCAGCCGTGCAGGTGTTCGTCTTTAAGAACGCCGTCGCCCTCCGAATAGAGCCAGTTTATAACGTCAGAAACAAGGTCGGCGGTGTCCTCCGCGTCCTCGCCGATAACGTTAAAAACGTACTGCGGGTCGCGGTCGTCGTAGTAGACCTTGCCGCCCACCGCCGATAGGTCGGTGCTGCCGCTGCGGTAAGGCACGCTCTCGCGCACCACGCGGGGCTTTGGCGTGCCCCAACTGCCCTTTGCGACCGTTACGCCGCGCAGGTCGCCCGTAGAAACGCCGTTAAAAATCATCTGTCTTATCATATCATCTTGCCACTCCTCTCGCTGTAAGGTTTAGGTTCGCGCCGTTGATAACATCAAGCGCGGGCGCTATCACGCTTGCCACTGTATCGCTGTCAATCACTAGGTTAAAGACCGCCTGTTTGCCGCTTTCTGTGGCGTTCTGAGCGTGCTCGGCGGTGTTGGCGGTCAGTCTGCCTGCCGTTCGTTCGTCGCGCTTGGCGGCGGCTCTGACGGCGATGTGCGCGGTGTCTGCCGATGTATAGTCGGGCAAACGCACCTCGCCCGCCGCCGCAGATACCATGTCCGCCGCAGCCGCCGAGACCGCAGCCATGCCGCCCGAAATGCCCCGAGCCATGCCCTGCGGGATATATCCGCCGAGGTCTGCGAACAGCCGCGAGGGCGAGTGTATGCCTGCCGCCGCTTTGACGGACTCATACGCCGCGTCTACCATCTGCTGTGCGGCGCGGTCGATATCGGCGAGCTTTTCGGGGCGGGTCAGACCGTTGGCAAAGCCCGCAGCCGCGTACCCGCCGAGAATGTCATAAGCTTCCTGCAAGCTTGGCGACTTGCCCGCAACGTCTGAGATGATGTTCTGTATCTGCCGCGAAGATTCGTCGCGCATATTGCCGAGCGACTTTTCAGCGGCTTTGTATGCCTTTGAATATGCCGCGTCGAATTTGTCGGAATAGTCCTGCAATTCGGTGTCCGACATCGAGGTCATAGCCTTTATCTCAGCCGCCGAGCTGGGCCCTGCTTCGCGCAGTTTTTCTATTAGACCGTCAGAAACGCCGCGGTCGATAAGCTCCGCCAGTCCGTCAGACCAATTGGAAATGCGCTCGTAGTTGCTATCCATCGCCGAAACGAGGTCTTCGGCAGACACCTCAGCCAGTTCGGCAGGCTTTGAGAACAAATCCATAGAGTTGTAAATGCTGTCCGCCGTTTGGTCGAGCATCGAGGTGTACTGATAGGATAGCTCGGCGATACTGTCGGCGGCGTCGGCGCTGACTTTGTAGCTGTCCTCGCCGACGGTGTATATGACGCTGTGGGTGCGCTGGGCGGCAAGCTGTATTTCCGACATATTCGCAAGCGCCGAGTCTGCCGACTTTTTCTCCTGCTCCGAAAGCTCGGCTATCGCGGTGTTCGCCGCGTCTATCTGCTCGTTTACGGTGCGCATAGCTTCCGAAGCCGTGACGTATGCCGTGTTGACAGCCGCGCCGTAGTCGCTCTGCATATCAGTGCCCGCTGCAAGAGCGGCAGTGCGCTCATCGGTCGCATTTTTCAGCGCTTCTTCTGCTTTTGCTTGCTCCTTGTACAGCTCGACAAGGCTTTCCTGCGCCGCCTGTGCCTTAGCCTGCCTGTTATAGCTTGTGACCACCGCTTCGATAGCTGCGCGGTTCTTGTTCAAGTGCCCCGTAGTGCTGTCTATTGCAAGCCCCAGTTCGGGCATTCCTTCGTTGAGCGACTGCACTATGCTTTCCATCTCGGCTTGTTCCGTCGAGGTGAGCGAAGTCTGCGCGTTCAGCTCTTCGAGCCTATCGACCATGCCGACATACGCCGCGCTGCTTTCCTCCGCGCTGTTCATGTTCTCGTCAAATTTCTGCGACGTTTCGGCTATCGCCTTAGCCGCTTCGTGCGCCGCGCTCACGATCCCCTGCGTATCCGCGCTGAGGTCGCTGAGGGGGTCGTGCGCTTCGTCGATTTCTTCCGTAATGCCGTCAATGATACTTGCAAGCATTTGTCCGCCAGCCGCTGCCGCAGCTATCGCTATACTGCCGCCCGTCATGCTGTTTTTGAGTGACGTTCCCGCCTTTAGAGCCGCCGCGCGCAGCGTTTCGAGCGAGATGGTAACGCCTTCGAGCTTGCCGAGTATCTGCGCCGCCGCTATCTGCGTTATTATCGCCGCAAGCACTGTCTTCACGCCCTCGAGCTCAGCCTTGCTCACACCCAGCTTCTTCGCTATCCCGTCCTCCAGCGCGTCGCCGAGCTTGTCTAGCTGCTGTACGCCCTGCTTGCCCATGCGGATAAAGTTATCCGCGAAATTTTCCGCGCTCTCGTCGAGGTCGCCAAGAGCTTTGCTGACGTCTCCGCCGTTTGTAAGCGTGACGAGCAGGTTCGCCGCAGCAGCTTTCATACTGCCGAACGAGCCGCTGAACGTCGTGGCGGCTTCTTTTGCGGTCGTGCCCGTGATGTCAAGCTCGCCCTGAATGACGTGCACAGCGGCGTACACGTCGGCGAGGTTGTCGATGTTGTACTTTATGCCGCTTATCTTCTCCGCGTCGGCGAGCAGGCGCTCCATCTCGGCCTTTGTGCCGCCGTAACCGAGCTTTAGGTTGTCGAGCATGGTGTAATTCTGCTTTGCGAAACCCTGATAGGCGTTCTGTATGTCGGCGATGTTCGTGCCCATCTTGTTGGCATTGTCGCTCATATCGACCATAGCCGTGTGCGCCGCTTCGGCAGCCTTAGCAGTATCGCCGCCGAGCGAGGAAATTAGCGAAGCCGAAAAGCTCGTGACGTTCTCCATGTACTCGTTCGCCGAAACGCCCGCCGTTTTGAAAGCGTCGCTCGCGTACTGCTCGACCTTGCCCGCGCTGGATTTAAACAGCGTTTCTATGCCGCCGATAGACTGCTCGAGAGCCGCACCCTCGCTGAACGCGCTCTTTATAACGTCGCCCAGCTTGTCGGCGACCTTGTACGCGCCGAACGCCGCAAGCAGGCTTTTGCCGAGATTTTTGCCCATCTTGTCGCCCTGCTCGCCGCCAACGCCGTCGGGGAAAAGCTTCGCCAGCTGCCCCTGCAAACCTTCCATCGAGGGCACTATCTGCACATACGCCTTAGCCAGCTCAATGCCTTTGCTATTGCTGTCTGCCATTTAATCACCTCCGTTAAGTATTTTCTGCCGTGCTTTTTCATACGCCATCGGGTCGTCGAAGCCCTCGGTCTGCGGCTCGTTCGGTTCGCCGAAAAACTTAGCCGCCAGCGATTCGGGGCGGTTCTTGCCGCGCGCACCGTCCTTGCTGCCCAGCCACACGAGCAGCGAAAGCTTGTCAAAAATCAAAACGCCCAGCATTTCGCTGAGCGTATGATCTTCCCCCGCAAGTGCCATGCGTGCGCGGGAGTTTGAGCGCAGCCCGCCCGCAAGCGCAGCCGCCGTCCTCAGCGGCATGGCGCGGTGATCGTATATGTGATACGTTTCCGCGAAGTCGCATATCAACTCGCCCTCGCACGCGCTCACCATGCGGGCGAGCAGTATCAGTTTTTTCCGTCGCTGTCCTTTTCGCCGCCGCGGATAATGGAATAGATCTCGCGCACCATCACATCGCGCGGCACTCTGCCGTTCTCGTCGCGGCAAAAGTCTTTCAGCGCCGCTGCCTGCGTATCATCGAGCAGGCGGTGGAGCACGCTCACGAGCCGCGAACCGTCGCCGCCGTCTACTGCCACAAGGTCTTCGAGCAGCTCCCAATCGTTGAGCTTTTCAGCTTCGTACTTAAATGCAAAACCGTGCTCGGTCTTGCCCTCTATCATCTTCATGCCGTACCTCCTTACTCAGTCGCGGGCTTCTTGAAATATTCGTAGTGGGTGTTGCCCGTGCTGTCTGCCATAGCGGTCAGCGTTACGCCGTAGCCCACCGCGTCGCTGTCGTCATACTGCACCTCGGCAACGTTTGAAACGCTCGCAGAGGGCAGCACAACGCGTTTGAGCACGCCGCCCGTCATTATCATCTCGATAACGTATGCGTAGTCCTCGAGGTTGCCCGAGCCTACCGCTACCGTCATGCCTTCCTCCAGCGTTCCGGTAACGCTGCTGTCGCCGTGAACGAGTTTGAGCACCTCTGCGCTGAGCGATTCGATGAACGTCATCGTGAAATCGTCCTTTTTGTCGGTGGTGGAAACGTGCACCACATCGCCGCCCCATGCCTTGATAGACTGGGTGGTGCGGCTGCCGTCGTTGGTCAAGCCGTCCTCGCTTATGTAACCGAGACACTTGAAAGCCGCGTTCAGCTCGGTAGTGGCGTCGGTCGGCAGGGGCGTTGAGCAGGGCGCGCGGAAAACTGCTCCGCCTACTTTTGGCTTGCCCGTAGTGACATTGTTTTTGTTGTTAGACATAAAATCACTCCTCAAAATATGTTATTTCGTACACCGCCTGAAAGCGGTAACGTTTTGTAGTTGTATCATTGAATGGATAACTGCTCACGAGCGCGCAGCGGCTTATGTCGCCGCGTTCGGGCATACGCCGCATGAGTTTCAGCAGCCGTTCGTTCAGCTCCATAGCTTCTAGCAGCGTGCCGCCGTAGCTTTGTACAGCCACCGTCGCGGACGTTATGCAGTTGCGCTCAGATGTGCCCGTGCGCTCGATAATGCAGTAGCTTCGGGGCGGTTTGGCGGGCTCTTCGGCGAAGCACGGCACGTCCAGCCCGCGTGATATGTAGTCGATAAGCGTGATTTCTATCATTCCTTTACCTCCCCGACCGCCTTTAAAATCGTGTTGTTCTTCTGATTTTGCTGAATGGCGCGCTTTTGTGTCGCCGCGACCGACGATACACGGCGGCGTATACGGTAGCGCTTAGTCCACGCGTAATTCTTCACGCGGTAGCCCTGCTTCGGCAGCTTCGCGCGTATGCGTTCGGCGTACTCTTCCGTCAGTGCCGCCACGCTGTCGCTCATGAGGTAGTCGCCCACCGCTTTATGGTTCAGAACTATCTTCGTCGGCATATCTTTCCACCTGCACTTTCTTGTTCCAACTGAGCGGGATAAGCGCGTCTATGCCCTGCGTTGGCTCGCCTACGGTGCGGTATCGCCCGCCCCAGAAGCGCACCTCAGTGTCAGTCCAAACGTGCTCGTCGCCCTTTGGTATCGCCAGCGTGTACGCTATTCTCTTGCCGCTGAGGTTGAGCGCGGCTGTAACGTCATCGCTGCTGGGCGCGCCCACAAGCACGTTTTCGACAACCTCTATCCGCTCCGCATATATCGGGCGTTTGAGCGCGTCAACGCCTGTCTGCTCGCGCACCACAAGTTCAACGGGTATGCCTTTAATTGCTGTTATCATTGCCGTACACCTCCAGTGCGCCCCAGCGCTGACGCAGCAGCCCGAGGTCTTTAAGCTCGTTGCGCAGGTAGTAAAGCTGCTGACCCGCGTTAAGATACGACATAGATATGCTGTACCCCATAGCCGCCTGAGAAGCCTGCGTCGCCGCGGGCGAATTGTCAGCCGCCGCATTTACCGCGCGGATAACTGCCCGCGCGATGGTCTCCTTGACCGCAAGCGCGAACTCGGGGTCTGCCGCCGACATGAGCGCTATGCTCTTGCCGTGCTTTTTCGCGATAAGGCTCAGCTTTGCGGAAGCAACGGGCAGCAGTGCCTCCGCAAGTTCCTGTTCCTCAGCCGTGAGCTTGCGCCCGAGCCGTATAACGTCGTCGATAGCCGCGTACACTGCCGCCATTGCCATGCCCCCTTACTCAGTCGCCGCCGACTGGATAACGGCAAAAGCGTTTTTGTCGAGAATGCCCCAGCCGATAAAGGCTTCGCCTCTGATATAGATCTGATTGTGTCCTGCAAGGTCCATGCCTGTGTTGTCGGGGTCGCCCGAATCGTGGGTAACTATCCAGATGTCCTTTGCAAAACCCCACTTGAAAGCGCTGGCAAAATCGCCTACGATAGCAAGGTCTTTGCTGCTATTGAACGATACAGTGTTGTTAGTAACGGTCTGAATGCCGTTCATCGAAGAGGGTGCGTTACCCCATGCGAGATCGGGATATATTTTTCTTCCGCTGCTATCGACCATTTTAGAGAGCGACGCACGGAAAGACGGAGCCATTGTAAGACCTGAAATATCATATTCATTCTCCTGCACCGCTGCGATGGCTTCCTCGACGAGATCATCAGGTGTCTTAGGCGTTTTGCTGTCCTGCGCGATGACTGTTACGCCGCTGTCGAAGTGGTTTGTACCAATAAGCGACGAAGCGGTCTTAGCGCGAGGGTTCACGCCGTGGAACGCCATAATGTCAAGACCTCTTGCGACCTTTTTGGAAAAACCGTCGGAAAAGTTTTTGAGCATACTGAGCTGTGCTTCCTCGCTCGCGTACTTGTATTCCTCCGAAACTCTTATACCATACTCCACTTTGAGCGGCATGATGGTAACGGGTTCGATGGAAACGCTGCCGCGCGATTTCTTGCCGTTTTCCGCGACAAGGTCAACTTCATCGTCCATAGAAAAGATAAACTCGCGCTGTCCGTTGAACGCGATGGGTGTCTGTGTGCAAAGCGCCGCCAGTGAAGATTCTCCTTTTACCTTATCAAACAGCTTTGTTGTAAGATGAGGAGGGAAAAGGGTGCGTTCGCCTATGCTAAGAATTCCTGCCATAATTATTACTTCCTTTCTTTACTTTTTCATTCGTGCGAGAAGCTCCCTATAAGGTGCATACTCGTCGTTAGTGTCAACGTGTCCGTGTTCCGTATTTGCGAGGGGCTGGGGCTGCTGATTTTTCACGAATTTTGCGAGCGTTTCAGCGTCCTTTTTGATCTCCTCCTCGGTGTCGCCCGAAAGCTTTCCCGCAAGTTCATAGGGTATGCCGTTCTCGTGAGCGATGCGCATTTTCAGCGCGCCGCTCTCATACGCCTTTGCCTTAGCCGTAAGGTCGGCGATGGTGGTCTTGTTCGCTTCGAGCTGCTTCGCAAGGTCGGCGTTCTTTGCGTTGTAGTCCTCGGGCGAGAGCCAGCCCTCGTACTGCTTTTTCACGTCGGCGACCGCTGCGTCAAAAGCTTCCTGCGTTTCGATGGGTTTAAAATCTGCCATGATATTTCCTTTCTCCGCTTGCGCGGTGGGTATATATGTAAGCCGTTACCAGCTTATCTTCTGTATTTTCTTCTCTTTGACCGTGTTCACGCACGCCCAGTGCGCCAGCGCGACGGCTTCAAGCAGCGATATGTCCGCGCCCTCTAAGATGGAGGTGTAACCGTACCCGCCGCCCGAGCTGATAGCGCGGTGCTCGCAGTTGGCGACGGCTTGTTCCAGCGACGGCTGTTCGGCGTGGCATATCGTCTGCGCGAAAATACCGCGCTCAAAGCTTGCCGCAGAGGTTATGACCTCCGCCACTTTCGGCAGTATCGGCTTGCGGCGTATGCCTGCGTTTTTCATGTCGGCGGCGAGCAGAGATTGTCCGCCTGCGCCGTCTATGACTGTTTCGCGCATATGCGGGTTGCGCAGATACGCTATTATCCAGTCGTTGCCCTCGCGCACTGGTCGGCAGTCGATGGCTTCGACGAACACCCTGCCGTCGGCGGTCTTTGCGGCTACGGCGAGCGATACATTGCCGGTAGCTTTGGCGTACTTCACGCCGAAAAACAGCTCGTGAGAGAGCTGCGGCTTTTCGGTCACGCACAACGCCTGCCACTCGCCCTTGCTGATAGCCGACTTTTGGTTGTACGTCAGCCAAAGCCCCAAACGCTGTATGTTGTCGTCCACTTGGTCGTCCTGCGGGTCGCCGAGCTCGGAGCGTATCTTGCGCTCGGTGAGGATAGTGCCGAGCGACGGGTTGGTCTGATACCACAATTCGGGGTCGTGGGCGTTGGTGAGCGCAGGCACGCTCCATTCCGCCCAGCCGTCGTCGTTGCCGCCGCCCGTGACAGTCGTCTTGCGGTACTTGGTGAACACCGTGCCCGCTGATACCACCGTCGGCGGCGTGCCGCACATGAGCGTCTGCGGGTTCTTACTGTCCGTGACAACGTATTTCAGCGCAGTTTCTTGGTCGGTGGTGTACTCCTGCGCTTCGTCAATGATGAGCAGGTCGTAACCCTCGCCCAGACCACCCTTGCTCGAGCGCGTGCGGAAGTTGATAAGCCCCTCGCCGCCCAGCCACTTGATACGTTCAAGACCGAACTGCTTCGCGGTCTTGAAGTCCTCTTTCTCGCGGTAGCCCATCTTCGCGAGCAAGCTGGTGGCCTTTTCCCACGCCGAGTGAGAGGTGGTGGTGCGGTGGGCGGTGTACAGCACACGTTCGCCGTGGGTAACGCCGTACATCGCGCGCATGATGAGCAGTTCTGACTTGCCGTTGCGGCGGGGTATCGACCAGCCGAATTTCATGTGCCGCCACAAGCCCTCGCCGTCCACCGCCATGATGTCGTACATCATCAGTTCCTGCCACTCCTGCGCGGTGCGCCCCGACTTGTTGTACATCGCGACAGCCTCGCCGCCGAGCGTTTGCTCATACGGCAGCACTACCGATACGGTGGGGGTCTGCCTGCCGATACGCTTCTCAATAGCTGATTACCTCCTTTTTTAGGCATAAGAAAAGCACCCTGCCGAAGCAAGGTGCTGATGTGGATATATTAAAACCGCCCTTCGCGGGGGGCGAGGAGCGGTCAATAATCATGGTATTTGCATTTTTCACAAATACTCTTCCAGTTATTTTTCTTCTTGAATTTATCAGGTATAAACTCTTCTTTCATGTCCCTATTTTCCATACATACAAATGGAGCGATATTTTCTTCTACAAGTGGACAATAAGGGTGTCTATCATCTTCCTTACTCATTTAAGCACCTCCAAGATTTTCATCATTTTTTCATCAAACTGATCGCGTTTATATGCTGTTCTAATAGTATTTTCTTCTAAATTGACATAGGTGGCTCCATCTTCTGAAACATATATTTCAAACATACCGTTCCACCTAGTCAAAGAAATTTTTGCACTGTTAATATATGAAACGGCTTCTTCAAAAGTGACATTATGATGTGACTCAATATTGATGTGTTCCTCATCAAACTTTAATTTGCTAACATCAATGCTTTTCGGAGGAATGTGTGGCTCACCTTTTATTCCTACCTCTTCTATTATACCACTTTCCGCCGAAAAGTCAAGCCTTTGCGGCTTTTTCATGCCCATGATTTTCATTTGCTCGCGCTCTTCGGCGGAAATAGTCGGCTTCTTGAAACCTATCTGCTTCATGCGCTCGCGTTCTTCGGCGGGCAGCTCGCGCGAGGTCTTGCTCCACACGTCCTGCGCCTTCCTGCCGCTTATGTACGTCACGGTGCAGGTGCAGTTGTCGTGGCGGCGGTAAACGTCCTTTGGCACTTCTTCGGGGTAGCGGTATTTGCCCGCGAGAGCCGCGCACCATTTGCAGCACTCGCCGTGGTCGCTGCGGATAATAAAGCATTCCAGCCCCGCTTCGCTGCGATATTTCACGTTAGTTTCAACGTAATCATCGTAAAAACTTCGCGTGATGTTCTCGGTCGTCGATGTCATGCGGCGCACCATCTTTTCTTCGGAAATGTCGGGCGCGGAAGCCGCTCCCGCTACCGCCTGCACGCGCTCTGCGGGGTATGGCGCACGCTGCGGCTCGATGCTAATTCCCATCTTGCGGTCAATCGCACGCTGGCACTCAGCCGCCGCAGAATTGATTATCTCGTAGTTGTCTTTCAGCACGCCCGAGAGTATCGTGTCGGCGATGTTGTAATACATCTTGCCGTCGGGCAGCGCGGCGACGTTGACGTATTCGCTTATCGCCTGCGAAGCCCGAAAGCCTATCGACTGCGAGAGAAGCGAGATCTCTTCCATCTGCGCCGTGCCCGCCGCGACCTTGCCGAGCACCGACTGTATGTACGCGTCGCCCTGACATTTTTTCTTGAAATACGCCCGAATTTTCTCGAGCAGCTCTGCGCCGATGTCAGCCATTCTCGCCCTCCATGCCCGTCAAGCGACGGATATTCTTTTCGCCGAGATAGTCGGGGGCGGCTTGATTTATCTTCAAAATAGCGTCGCCAACGCCCGCAAGAGCCGCCGCGTCCGGCTCGAAAATCGGCAGCCAGCGCGGGGTAAGAGCCGCGAACGCATAGCGCGTATACGCCGCCTTGTCGCGCACGCACGCCGCCAGATACACGACGTTGAGGAAGCCCGTACCGAACGTCCGCTGAGCCTTGCGCGCCGTCAGCCGCAGGTTCTCATGGCTCGCGCGGATAGCGTCGTAGCTGCTGGGGTTCGATGTCGCAAAACCTAAGTCATCGAGCGTAAGGCTCGTTTCGCCTGCGAAAAGGCTCGCGATAGACTTCAACTGCTCGGAGTAGGGGCTCATGCTCTGCTGCTGAAACTGCCCGACGGTGGGGTTGTTGCCGTCGTCGTCGCGAGTGACCGCCAACATCGAGGACATCGTTGCGCCCCACTTGTCCATCTTGTCCATCTGCTCGGCGCTGTCCGACAAGCCCAAAATGTACTTCTGCGGGAAGCTGTAAAATTCGGCGCTTATCTCACTGCGGCGCAAAGTGCGCAGGGCTTCTTGAACCAGTTCCATGCACGCGCGGGTGATTCGCGAATGCCCGAACGGCCGCACGGGGTCGGGGCGGTAGATCATCGGCACTAGCAGCGGGTAGGGCGCGGGGTTTTCGTATATCTGCACGTCCTCGCCCTTGCGGTAGATCTCGGTCTGTTCGGCGGTGAAGTACGCCTCGATAGTCGGTTCGCCGCGGTCGTCGGTGTCGAGCACGGCGTAACCCTCCGTCAGCAAGTTGGTGATAGGGTCGATAATGCCCGTCGCGCTGCCGCCGTCGATGACCTGCAAACGCGGGTAGCCGTCGCCGTCCGCTGAGATGTAGATGAAACAGCAGGACGAGATGAGCGCCGAGATCACCGCGCTGTCGAAGAGCACGTCGCTGTTGTTCTCCGTCAGTATCTCATTGACGCGAAAACCGTCGCCGCCGTCGAAACCGTCGAACACGATACGGTCGGCGAGCACGTCTACCGCCTTAGCGCACCAGCCGAGCACGGGGGTTATCCAGCGATAATCGGGCGGTATCATCTTGCCGAAGTCTGCTATTTTATTTTTCATATGGTAATGGTCGTAACGCACCTGCACGCGGCGGCGTTTGCATTTCAGCCTCGCCCGCAGGTACTCCATGCCCTTGTATTCAGCCATGTTTTATCCTTTCGTTTCCAAACTTTTCAAGTCTGCGAGATATATAACCAGTGCAGAGGGTGAAGGGTCGCTCGCAAGTTCAAGGGGTGCCCTCCCCCCATATGCTGCCAAAAATTCGGCAAAAGTCACAAAAAATTGCGGAAAATTCATGCATTTTGACGAACATTTGACGAACATCGGGTAAAGTGTTCAGCGTGCGCACCGCTGAGCCGTCAGAACGTTTTCCAGTCGTAAGTCTGCGGCAGTATGCGGTTGGATAGGAGCTCAACTGACTGATCGAACACCTGCTTTTCAACGAGCTTGTCCGACTTCTGCCGATTGCAGCACCAGTGAGCAAGCTGCAAATTCGATATGTCCGACGGGTGCCCGCCCTTGGCTATCGGGATAATGTGGTCGATGCAGGCGGACAGCGGGTGCGGATATTTGAGCGTAAAGTCAACCGGTCTGCCGCATATTCCGCACACGGTCTGCGTGGCGTATATCCGTTTCTTGTTCGCGCGAAACTGCTGCTGATGAGCGCCGCTGCGGTCGGGTCTTTCGATAGGCAAGGGGTTCACACCTTTCGGGGTCAAAATTTTGGAGAGGGTGCAAAAAGACACCCCGCCCGAAAGCGGAGTGCCTTTACGCAAATT